CAACCGCAACCTTATCTGAAAGTGGTGACGACTATTTTATCGTTGTTACAGATGCGCAAATGAATATGTATACCACGGATATGGATGGTATAAAACACATGTATTCCAAAGGAACTTTACCATCATGGTCTGTTGATTTTATCATCTTTGCTCCTGAATGGGAGTATGATATGCAAGATGTAATGCGTGGTGGCAGAATAGGTCAAGGTGGCATGTATGGCGATTAAATAACATTCTAAGCAAATATAGATTATGAACAAATTTCTCAAATTCCTCACCACGTCAAACCGCCATAAGCACTTGCTCGGTGGCGTGGTGATTGGCATGCTTGCCAATACACCCTATTGTGCGGCCTATGCAGGGGTTGGTGTGGCAAGCGCATTAGAGTTAAAGGATAAGCTGTGGGGAGGTAAACCCGATGTCGTTGACTGGGTGGTGACCATTGTTGGCGTGGCGTTGGGCTACGGCTTGCGCATGGCGAGTATTCACATTCTAACTGGAGGGCATGTATGATGGACGTAGTAGCCTTTGAAGCCAGCCCCGCATTCCTCCATAGCGTAGCGGTGCACTTGCTCGTGTGTGTGATAATGTGGCTGCTGGTAATTGCCGCCATCGGCACCGACCTGTGGGATAGGGTCTACACACAGAAGAAGCTGCACAAGCCTTTGATGAGCCACCGCATTAGGCTCACCATTGACAAGGTGGGTGAGTATTGGCGTTTCTTGGTGATAGCATTTATCATCGATGCGGTGGTATTCATTGCCTGCACTCTGCTTAACTTGCATAGCTTACCTGTTGTATCAATGCTTTTCGCTGTGGTGGAAATCGTCATTGAGGTTAAATCGTTGGTGGAGCATGCCCGAGAGCGCAAGTCGCAGGTGGCTGACATTGACCAATTAGTACGTACCATTGTCACCGCCGCAAGTGACCACGATGCAAAGCAGGCTATCAAGCAGGTGGCCGAATACATAGGAGAAGATAAGGATAAAGAAACGATTGAATAGTAATAATTATTATGGAAGAAGTAAAGATTGGAACGCCCGAACAACATGTTCAGGGTGAAGTAAGAATTAATGAAAAGAGTGATTTCCCTTTGGCTGTTCGTCTTGTGCGTGATGGGCAGGAACAACCATGGCCACAGGTCGATTTCAAACTCAAAGCCACCGTCGATGGGTGTTTTAAAGAATTTCTCGCAAGCCGCGTAGGTGAGGTGTTCACTCATTGCCGTGTGGATGGCGACCGCTTGTTAGTGTTCTTCGACAACCACGGACTGAAGAATGGCCTTGTACGCGTTGAGGTGACGTTCAGTTATCCCGATAGCGACTACTCCACAGATGGACTTCGTCAGGAAACATTCTCGGCCACATCGAATATCCGTCTTGTAAGAGACAGCGGCGATGCGTTATCGCTAAAGCTACCCGAGCCAAAGGTGGTGGAGAAAGTTGTAGAGAAGATTGTGCATGATGGTGGCACACCATTGCCAGAAGCTATGAAGGCCTTTACGGAAGCACCCCAAAAAGTACGACAACATAATGCCGATGTAGGGGCGATGGAATTATTCAATGATGTTGGCGACCCACGTGAGAGCATGGCAGCCGAAGCACTGCTACAATCCGACCCCTCTGTGCTGCAAGGTAATTACCTATCCCAAGCATTGATGGGTGTATGGAATGCGGAAGATAAAACTCCATATCAGAAGATGTGCTATGCGGAATTGGCAAGATTATATCTGCAATGTGGGGTAGCAGCTTTCAATGTTTTGGATTGCCAAAGCATGTTCTCTGAATTCTACGCAACCGACCTCCAGCTTGTGATGCGCAATAAGACAGATTTTCAGAATATGTTTATCGGCGCATACATCAATAGACTTAGTATCTATTTAACTGGTAATTTCGATATAGCTGTGGGCATGAATGTGTCCGTTGACAGCAATTCTTCACATGAAGACTGGGTGAGCTATCGCTCCCTTGACCAGAGTAGCAATATGACATCGCCTTCATATGGTGGCCGTATTCAATTTTTTACGATAAAATTCGATGCCGACAAGATGGAGCAGGCCATCACGATGATAAGTAAGCTGGGCTTTGGCGTGGTGGAATACATCATTATCGAGCATGAGGGCGACATCAACGTAAACAATTTTGCGCAGTGGCTACTCGAAGCCTTGCCGCCATACACAGATACGGAGAAAGAGATAAAGACACGAGACGGACTGCCACTACATCCGTATCTCATGGCAAAGGATGACAATTTAACCCACGCGTTGAGTGCCCTTTCAACAGAGTACGCGGCAAAAGGATATATCAGCTAATCACTACTCCAGCCCATCAGACAATGCTCACCACATTTCGGGTGGGCTGGAGGATATAAAGAATTAGATTTATGGGATATTTCACATTACAAGAATTAGTACAATCACCCACGGCGGAGAAGCTGAAAATCAACAATCAGCCAAACGCCATGATACGTGTGCACCTCACCGAATTGCTCGGGATGTTAGAGGCCATCCGTATTGAGTGGGATATATATTGTACGCAGCATGGTCTTGGCACGTCGGCTATCCGTGTGACAAGTGGATATCGCTCGCCAGCCCTCAATGCAGCTGTGGGAGGTGTGAAGAACTCGGCACATACACTTGGTTACGCCGCTGACCTCCAGCCAGTCAATGGCAGGCAGGCAGACTTTGAGCGATTTATGGCGGAGGTCTTTTCAAAGAAAGGCTACATGTACGACCAAATCATCATTGAGAAGAGCAGCACGGCACGTTGGGTACACGTAGGATATAAGAATGCTATCGGTATGCAGCGCAGGCAGTGCTTCAAATTAAAGGTATAATTACAAATATAAACCAAGGCGTTCTTTGACATTGTGGGGACAATAAGCCGATTAAAGCTTTTCGCGAGGTACTTCCAAGTAGAGTTTTAATTGTTAACATTGTGTAAATAGTCTAAATGGCGAGTATGCTTATTCGTTAGTCTCGCCTTTTTGTCGTTATTTTGCAAAAAGTTTAGTTGGAGCTAAAAACGGAATGAGCAAATTTGAAACGGAGTTGTTTGAACTCATCAATAACGAAAATGGTTTTATCTTTTATAAGCTTCTTATAAATGGTAAGTCTATGTTTGATTATTTCGTTGGACGCATCCGTGCTTCATCACCCGAGGAGAGACACTTGAATAAGATTTATGCTTATATGGACTACTTTTCTAAGGAGTTGATGCCGAAAACTAAATTTCGCAACATAAAATGCGCAGAAAGAAAAGACATATTTGAGTTTAAGAGCAAAAATGTACGTGTATATGTAATCATACAAGAACCAAGCGTATATGTTGTTGCAGGTGGATTGAAAGCCAGCCAAGATAAAGATATAAAAAGAATAGTTCAACAAATTAAAGAGTTTCAGATATGACAAGAGCAGAATTATTAAAGTCGGCCGATTATTGGAAAGCCAAAATTCAGATTGAGCTGTATAATTGTGCTGAATTGTTTATGAAGAAGAAAGGCATGAACCGCAGACAATTAGCTGCTCATCTCGGGGTGTCAAATGGCTATGTGACGCAGCTTCTCAATGGAGACTACGACCATAAATTAAGTAAGTTGACGGAACTGGCGCTTAGTTTTGGATATGTACCAAACATGGAGTTCATCCCAGTAGAACAATATGTAGAAAAAGACAAATGCCGAATGAACTTCAAGCCTATTTATCAGCATGCGAATTACTCAAAGAAATTGTCAACAAAGAAGGAATGTTTTAAGATGGGAGCCGCTTGCGCACAATGGATGGTGGTTAGCAATAAAACAGGTAAGGAGGTGGCCTAATGGTAAGATTTAGAATGTTCAGAATACACACCGACCAATTCGCCATTTTGTCGGAGACAGCCCCAGTTGACTTTGACGAGGTAGGAATGGGCGTGGCGTTCTCTTATAAGGTGGCCGAAGACTGCAAGATTGCGGCAACCATAAAACTATCATTTGATACATTTGATAATGGTAAGCAGCCATTGATGATGATTGAGGTTACATGCGAATATCTCATTAACGAGGACGATTGGAAGGGAATGATAAAAGGTGATGTGCTTAATGTCACGAAAGAAACGCTCGAATACCTAACGGCGCAAGCGGTTGGCGTGACGCGTGGCATATTACACTGCAAAACGGAAGATACACCATTTAGCGTGCTAATCATTCCACCATTGAATGTAGCGAAGATGATTACAAGTGGTTTAAAAGCCTCGATAACAGAGTTATCCAAGTTATAACATTGATAAGAAGCATTTAGCGGCAGTCCCCACAACATGTTGGAGATTGCCGCTATTTTTTTTATTATGAATGTAGAAGATATTATTAAGCAGATGTTCGTTGGCCTTTTATTGGCCACATTGCTATTGGTGTTGTCGACGCTGCAAGGATGTAAGGCTAAACAGATTGTCGTGCCTGAATATCACAGCGTTATTGTGAACCATCATGATACGCTTACCCGTCACGATAGTATTTATCAGCGCGAGTTCGTGGATAGATACATCAAAGGAGATACCATTTATCTCACGCGGACAAAGGTAGATTATCGCTATCGTACCTTATTCCGTACACGATGGCGCGACAGCCTAAGAGTGGATAGCATTACAAAGATTAAGGAAGTGCCAGCCAAGTTAACGCGGTGGCAAAAGGTCAAGCAAGATATAGGTGGATGGGCAATGGCGGCATTGTCAGGAGCAATCCTCGCGGCCGTTGTATGGCTCATCTATCGCGGAAAGAAGATAATTCGTTTTTAGCTTATTGTTTTTGTTAGTTTATTAGATTATCAACATTATTCCGTCTGTTATGCGTGAGCACAGCAGACGGTTATTTTTGTTATAAACACAAAAAGTGGCGAACCATTGCAAAATATGCAACAGCTCACCACATCCGTTATGCCGTAAATTCAGCCTTTTTATCCTTTTCACTTTCATAAATCCACATGAAGTCACCACGTGTGTTCCAACGTTCTTTTGTTTCGTTGGCATAGAGATAGCCTTTGCTATAAAGGAACGATTTAGTTTGTCCGTTACGATAGATAAGCACACGTCTTCGGTTTCTTGGCACGTCTTTTGATGCGTTCCAGTTCCGTTTCATGCTATCATCAAGTTCATCATAGGCAGCCACTTGCCGTTGATACATCTTCTCGGGATTGATGATGGTCATACTTATGGCATCACGTCCTGCGCGGATAATATCATCTTTCACGATTTCATCTTCCATCTGTTCAAAGCACTTAATGGTGTCATGTATCCATGAGGAAATGAAATTATACGCGGCAATACATGATGTATGTTCAAGTGCGCCACCGAATGCAATACCATTTGTATCATGCGACTGCTTGACAATGGCTCTAAATGTATCTTCGGCCATATAAATAATATTTGCCGTTGTCACCATTAGTGCGTATGTTTCAGCCTGCTTTTGTTCAATCCCATGGCGGCTGAAAACAAGATACATGGCATATCGTAGCTTTTCGATATTATCCTTCACATCGTCCCACACATGCACGGATAGTTCCTCAAAATATTCAGGAACGGCATAATAGCTTTTCATATAGCCGATGCACTTGCGGATGGATGTTTGTAATTGACGGAACTTTTTCTTGTTCTCAAAGCGATATTTGCCGTTCTGTTGCAAGTTAGCTTCAAAGAGTAATAACATATTATCGGCGGCGATAAGGAATGGGAAGTAGAATTCCGCCATAAGTCGTTTACACTTTGTAAATGCTGAAAAGAACTCATCCTCCGTAAGGTTCTCTTTCACCCACATATCGCAACACTTGCCAAACATGGTAACGCTAACGCACTTTTGCCCTACGTAGTTCATTTCTTATCACTTTTTGAGAATGTAACACGTAGAATTAATGCTATAAAAGCCACGATTGCAGCGATAGCGATAGCACCAATAAGCATGAGTGATGGCATCCATATTGGGGAGAATACCCACCACCATGAAATATCTAATTTCCCTGCCTGTTTAAATACTGCTAAGGTGACAACGAGCAATGGAAAGAACACCATGCAAGCGTTTGTAAAATCTCTATTCATAATCCAAAATCATTATAAAGTTCCTGTTTAATTTCTTCAAAATCTCTGTTATCGTGCTTTGCGTCGAGTTTGGCAATTTCTCGCAACCTCGCGCGCACACAGCGTTTGAAATGTGTCCTATCGAGCGAAAGTGCTGCATTCACCCAATAGGCACGTTGTTCTTTATATTCTTGTTCTGTCATTTTGTATCGTTTGCAAATTCTAATTCCTCTTCGGGCAAATCAACTTCCCATGGGTCGGCTTCATTCCCCTCAAAATCAAGGTATGCTATCCCTCTACCTTTATCCAAATCGTCAAGTAGAGCGTGCAATCCAACAACGACCATAGGGAATTTATCATGCGTACAGCATACGCGGTCGCCTATTTTCAAATCAGTTATCTTCATTCTCCTATTTCCTCACAATATTTTTTCAGTGTTTCCCTCACTCGCTTTGCAGCTTCAGCGGCCTGTGCTTTCTTTCGGAAATGGTTGTACCCACTCCAATCCTCTATGGCACCTGAACCTGTTAGCGAATTTTCTTCTCGCATGAAGTCACCAGCAACGGAGCATGATGAGGTAACATACCAATACTGCTCTCCGTACTTGGCTCTCCACCTAATCGTCTCTACTCGCTTCTCTTCTGCATTCCATTTTAGCCCTTTCTCTTTCATTTTGTCGAACAGGAGTTGCTTTTCTTCTTCGGTAGCGCAAACTAACTTATCTTTACACCATCTATTATATGTATATTTAGCAACAACAATTTTACTAAGGGTGTTTAACCCAGCATAGAAAGAATGGTAGCCATTTTTATCTGTACTTTTATAAATAAAAGCATTACTTCTCTGACCATTTACAATAGGGACAAGGATATCACCATCCTTAAAATCCTCTGCTTTTTCAAATATAACATTCCTGTCCTTAATGGTCGCCTTACAACCTTCAGGAATGGTGATTGTATCACCTGCTTGTAATTCTACTTTCATACTTCTTTTGATTGAATCATTATTAAGGGCTCTTATCCATATTGCTTAGGAGGAAAAGCGTTATTTGTACTATTATTCTTCTCATCATCAGGCCTTTCTAACCATAATGAATGCTCAATTACTTTTTGAATATCAAAGAGCATATCAGCGTACTTATCATAGCCTACTCCATTATATTCACCTTTTTTAAGTCCCCAACATAATTTCTGTAATTTTTGACTATACTTAGATATAATGCAAGATATTTCTTTCTTCCTCGCCCATAGTGTAGGATTATTTGCATATCTTTTTATTACTGCATCTAAACAAACATCTTGTAAAGGTATGGTAAGTTGTCCAAGAATTAACCTATCATACACCCAACAAGCTTCAGCAATTCCTTCTAATTGCTCTTTTGTTAGTTCTATTGTATATTTCTTCATACCATTTACTTTTTACGTTTCTTCTTTCTTTTACTTGCATAGGGTGTTGAACCCGCACGTGATTTACCCTCATAAGCACGATACCGTCTTCTTTTCTCATCTAAGAGCTTCTCTATGTCATTTGCCGTATCATTTGTAATTTTATTTAATTCTTCCATAGCTTTTATTTTAATTATTAGATAATACACATAAAATCAATATGTATAGAAGCATGATAATAAACAAAATCATAATACTCGTTTTAAATATACTAATTCAAAACTATAGGCCACCACCCACGGATTGCTCTCCCATGTACCTTTACCACTTACCTTGTCAATTAATGATGCAAAGGCTTCGCGTGGGGTATCAAACGGATGTTGATAACAATAGCCGGCATTTGTCTTTAATACATATTGAATACCATTGAAATGCTCTTCTATTCCTTCACACAAGCAATCTTCATCAGAAATATCCTGTAAGCGTTCTACCTTAACACCAATAATTCTTATGCGATGTTTCATCAAATCAGCACGGACGAACATTTTGTTATTCCACCCAGCTTCATCGCAATGGTCATCATCAAAATTCCAACATGGCAGAGCTGAATTCCTTACCGATTCATCCATAATACTTTCATAAGATTGAGCTATTGCAACAACTTCACCAACCCCATAACGTGGATAGTTCTCTTTTGGAAGATTATAAATTTTCCCCTCGTACTCAAAGAGCCATTTACCATTATCAAAAAAAACTTTTGACGGATACACTCGGATTAGTTTACCATCGACCTTTTTATCTAATGTCAGGGTAAATTTTCGCCTTGTCATTGTCTTTGTACCGTCAAGCACCGCCTGCGTAAGGCAGTACTTATCATTAAACATTATCTTTTTCATAATCTTTATTCTATTAATTTAGGATTATCAAACTTATTACCTATAACTTTAAATTCAATACTGCTTTTTACAACATAAGCAAGCCCATTTGCACCATCACTGCTATCACAGATAAAGCAATCATCAGCCCACCTTACAACTCCTTTATATTGATGGTCTTCACAAAAAATATCAAATATTGTATAATCAAGTATATCACCTTCAAAGATTTTCCTTCCGTTTTTGTCTTTAAGGCCTGTGTACTGGCCAACAGTATTTTCATCTATCTGTGTTTGCCATCCTTTGTCCCACATGTAATATTTATTGTGTGGAGGCTTAGGAATTTGTATATTCCCATACAGCCATTTACCTTTGTTGATGGACTTTCCTCTAAATAATATTTCTCTATACATAACTTATTTATTTAAATAGTTATTATTCCTTTTTTCTACGCTCTATAATAGCGCTTACACGCTTTATTTCCGCGTCTACTTCTCGCTCCGTATTCTTACAATTCGTAAGAACAGACCTGCTTCTCGTGCGGAAGTACTCTTGTTGTAGTTGGCGCATCAATGCCACTCTGTTGAAAAACTCTCGGCTGTCCATATTACTTTTCTACTTTTAATCTTTTAAACACATAGTCTGCGCCACTCTTTAAACCACATAATGTAGCCATAGTATAGCACAGACAATCACATAAGTGATTATGTAAATCACAATCCTCACATCTTGTAGCTTTCTTATGACTATTGGTCAAGATGTAATGCTTATCGTTAACTGTTATTGAGTTCATTCGGTTTCCTCTTTAAAGTTAAATTTCTGTTGTAAATACTTCTCTGCATACCACTTTTTGTACGACTTACCACTTATCCACCAATCAAACATGTCATCAGGAGTTGAGTTGTAGCGTACAAGTCCTTTTTCCTTTAGTTTGGCGCACACCTTTATCCAATTCTTTTTGACGTGCGGGTAATCTTTTATCTCTCGCACTTTTTGTTTGAAAGAAGACATCGGGCAACAGATACAACCAATACGCCTATACCCGTTATCATATAAACTACAATGCTCTATTTTATTAGCGTTAAGGAACGTCCAAACATCATCGTCAGTCCAATATAGAATAGGACTAACAACAATCTTTTCCTTGCCGTTTCCCATACATTGTACAAGGCTTTCCTCGTGTTCGGAGAATTGGTCAAAGTTCCATTGCTTGCGTTTTTTGGGATTTGCGTTTATACTCTCAACGATTTCTCTCTTTGACCGTCTTACGCTTTCAGCTTTTCTAACGCCTATTAACGTTACATACCCTACCCCTGATGTCTCTTTGTATTCAGCACAACACCACCGTAATCGCATTGTAGGTAATATACCCTTTTTGACTGCCATATTATAAATGCTCATTTTTGGCTTTATCATTTCGACTTCGGGGTAGTTCTTTCTAACAAAACGTATCACCTCGGGAGGGTCAACGCTTGTTAAATTCATGTGTACCTTAAACTTTACACCTGCCATGAGTGCGAGGTGATATAACACTTGGCTATCTTTCCCACCACTAAAGGCTAACCAAAAGCCCTTATCATTCATTGATAAAGCAAGCCGTTCGGCTTTCTGCATAACCTTTATGGAGTAATCGATCTTCTTCTGTAAACTTGATGCTATTCCGTTCATAAATTAAAATTTATCTTTGCCAAGGACGGAGTATCATAATCTATAAGACCCTGTCCAAGTAGGAACTTCTCTTTGAAATGTGTTTCTTCCCATGCTCGTTTGTGATTTGCAAGGAAATGTCTTGATAGTGTGATTACGTATGTTTTCATAATTCATTATTTTTATTCTGTTGGTAACTTTGGAATTTCCATCCAATATTCAATATCTTTAAGTGGGCAAGGTTTTTCAGTGTCATTGAAATGTACATAACCATTTTGTACATATCCTACTTCAAATTCATCAATAATTGATGGGAATAAACAATATGTATTATTTGGGGGTAAATTCCCATCAGCAACAGAATGCCAAGGACTTACAGGATGCTCGTCTGCCCACTGTGCACCCTCAACAAATCCACGCCAAACATCATCAATGTTACAGTTAGCAAAAGCATCATATTGAGCATATCCAGAAGCTCTTTCTTCAATTTCTTCTTCTCTGTTCATAATCAATATACTCATCTAATAACTTACCGTATTTCGTTTCATAGTAAGTGTAAATTTCGCCATCATAGCGTTTATAATCGTCTACTCGTCCTAAAACTTGTGTGCTTACATATCGCAGCCACTTTGTTTTAAGTGATACATCATTTCTGTATGCTTTGCAAGCCTTTTTTATCTTGCGTGGAATAAATTTACTCATAGCTTATCCTTTATGATATAATAACTGTATCATTAGGAATTTCCCCTTCAACATATACTTCTTGAATAGGTCTTTGACCTTCATAGTCACCTCCACCATCCCCATTTTGAATAAGAACTTCTATATTCCCATTCTCCTTGTATAATTCTTGTAATCTTTTTTGTAATTCTAATATTGTCATAACTTTATTTTTTTAATTGTCATCTATTGCATGATATACTTTCCATATATCATATTCTAAATCTCTTACTGATTGTAAGAAATAAAACAATTCTCTTGCTTCTTCAGGAGTTATATCATCTATTTCTCCTAACATGGGAACTCTATGTTTCTTACAATACTTATTGTACAATCTATCTACATGTTTGACACAGCTGTGTAGGAACTGTATTTTCTTTTTAAACCACCAATATTTAATATTCATTATAAGCTGTTTAAATACTTCTCATAACTTACAACTCTAACATTGTTCTTTTTAAGTTTCTTAGCAGCCTTTTTCATGTCTTCTTTCTTACCTTTATAAGCTATCGAGAAATCATGTGTCCACCAATAACTCTTTGATTTTCTCCTATCAACTAACATAAGAGTTGTATTATCTTTTCTACTGTCTTGAATAACAAGATATAAATCTTTATCTTTTTTATTAAGATGACGTTTCTTTTTACACACTCTTGTACCTGCTAAATTTTGCAAAGTACATAATCTTTCATATTCCCTGTCTGCAATATATTCAGCATAGTTAGCATATGCCTCATAGTCATCATATATTTCAGACAAGTGTTCTGCTTCTGTACACATAATTCTATTATTTTATAAAGAATACCATTGATTAAAATCTAATTTACTAATATATCCCTTTTCTTCCATTGCTTCCTTAGCATATTCTAATGATATAGTATATTCATACCATTGTAAATACACCTTACCATCTTCATATACAATAATTGGTTTACCTTCCTTATTAAAACCTTTAAAAACCAACCAACATTCTAACTCTTTTATTAAATCTTCAAGTTTCGACGCTTGGGTTTCTATGTTTACAATTACACTTCCTAAACTCATAATCCTAATACCTGTTTAATTCGTTGTTTATAATCCTCATTTGCTAATTGTATAGCATTTTGTTTACCAAAGGTAGTTTCTATTTTACCAGATGGTGATGAAATTATATAATCATCAAATCCATACTCATTCTTATCAATAAAATAACAGCCAAATGGTATAGAAGCTCTTAAACTCTTATCTTTAAGAGTTTCCCATTTTAAATCAGGAATATTATCCACTACACTCTCACGGCCAGCATTGAAAGCTGCTTCAATATCTTTTTCTTGATATAAAGGCATATTAGGAAAGTTGCCGTCTTTGAAGTAG